AGCCAGTTAAGCGCGTTACCCAAGTGCAAGAAGCTACGCTGTACGAGTTGCAAGGCTCTCAATTGAAAGTCAGCAACATTGGCCTGTCCCAAAGCACCCATGATGTCTATGTATGACACTTGCCTTTGCATTGATGGTGATGGTCGATGGCGTGCTTATCGTCAACCGAGGCGATGAGCCGTTATTTGCATCTGTCAAAGTTTGTAATGATTACGCTAAGGAGGTAGCGCAACCCTATAAGGACAGAAACAGAAACCGACAAGTAAAAATCACTGCGTGGTGTGAGCCTCGAAAGGTTACGACTGACACGCCCCTGATCTGGAAGTAATTATGTTCGGGCTTGGAGAATCAGTAGCAGTAGTGACAGGAGTATTAAGCACACTCCGCAGTCTAAACGAGTCGCTGGCAACGATCAGAGAATCAGGAGCGAATGCTGGCAGCTTAGCGAACTTGTTAGGTCAATATGATGAGGTGCAGCAAAAAATTCAGGAGGTTGAAAAATCTAAAGCTGGCATTCTGAGTATTAAGGAAAGCATGCAGATCCAAGTGGCGAAGCGCCAAAGCGAGACTCTGATGCAACAGTTGCGCGATGCATGTTTGATGAGTGGGCAAGCGCATCAGTTTAATGAGATCATGAAGCGCATCGAGGACAGCAAAGCCGCACACGAACGTGCTGTCAGGGAGCTGAAGTTGGCGAAACAAAAACGCAGGAAACAACTTAAAGAATTTGCAACCTATACATTTATCGCCTTTGTCACTTGGTGTTTGGTCATGGCCGCAATCTACGTGTATATAAAACTATGAACGCTAAAAAACTGGAACCAAATTCTGATTATGCCGACTACGATGCTGATGGCGATGGCGTAGTGTCTGATGAAGAGCTTGAGACAAGCAAAGAACTACAAGAGCTAAAAATTAGCAATGAAAGAGCGCAGGCTCAGCGTAGCATGAGTTGGTTCGCTTTGTGGGGAATGCTCTTATATCCATCGTTGGTGGTGGCAAGCAGTTGGGCTGGTCTTGTGCAGGCAGCAAGCATTTTAGGTGATATGGCTTCTGTGTATTTTGTTTCGGTGGCAGGTATTTTAGCAGCGTTCTTCGGGGCGCAAGCGTGGTCAAATAGAGGTAATGGTAAATGAGCATTGTTAATGCGCTGATAGGGCCAGTATCCGGACTGCTCGATAAATTCATCGAAGATAAGGACCAGAAGGCGGCTCTAGCCCATGAGATCGCGACGATGTCGGAGCGTCATAGCCATGAAGCACTAAAAGGCCAGTTGGAGATTAACAAGGTTGAGGCTGCTCACAAGTCGCTATTTGTGGCTGGATGGCGTCCCTTTATTGGTTGGACGTGCGGGCTAGGTCTCGCATACAACGTTATTATCAGCCAAGTGTTAGCTATATGGTTTGACGTTCCAGAGGTTGATAGCTCGCTGCTGATGCCTGTTATGACTGGACTTTTGGGCTTGGGCGCGATGAGATCCTATGAAAAAACCAAGGGGGTCAGTAGAGAGAAATGAGTAAACTCATCGAAATGTTGAGGTTACATGAAGGCGTTCGCTACAAAGTCTATATGTGTAGCGAAGGTTACGAAACCATTGGCGTTGGCCGAAACATCTCAGAAGGTGGTTTAGGTCTATCCAAGGACGAAGTAGATTTCCTTCTGATCAATGACATCGAGCGAGTGCAAAACGAGCTAGGCCGCAGCTTCCCTTGGTTTGCAGATCTTGATGAAGCCCGACGTGACGCGATGATTGATATTGCATTCAACCTTGGTCTGACCAGACTGCGAAGTTTTGTGAACGCCCTAGAGGCGATGGCGCACGGCCAATATGACGTTGCTGCCAATGAGTTCATGGATAGCAGATGGTCCCAGCAGGTTGGTAACCGGGCAGTCGAAGTTACAGAAATGATTCGCACGGGCGAATATCAATAAAATGTCTGAGCTGTCGCTCAAAGACTTTGAGATCCTCAGCGAACAGGATCAGAACGAAGCCCTCGCACTGCTATCTCGATATGATCAGATGGAAGTGCAGGATAAGTGTCAGGGCGACTTTATCGAGTTCGTCAAACATATGTGGCCTGAATGTATTCTTGGCCGTCACCATAAAATTATTGGCGACAAATTCAACCGAATAGCGCAAGGCAAGCTGAAACGGTTAATTGTCTGCCTGCCCCCTCGTCACTCCAAATCAGAATTTGCATCCACATTCTTTCCTGCTTGGATGATGGGCCGTCGCGGTGATTTGAAAATTATCCAAACTACGCACACCGCAGAGTTGGCGGTGAGGTTTGGTAGAAAGGTGCGAAACCTTATCGACTCTGACGACTACTCGCAGATTTTTCCAGAACTAAAACTTGAGGCTGACAACAAGTCGGCTGGCCGCTGGACAACAAATCAAGACGGAGAATCATTTTACGCAGGTGTGGGCGGAGCGATTACGGGTCGTGGTGCCGACCTTCTTATTATCGATGACCCGCACTCAGAACAAGACGCACTGTCGCCAACGGCGATGGAGGCGGCTTACGAGTGGTATACGTCTGGACCCCGGCAACGGTTGCAGCCGGGTGGCATTATTATCATCGTGATGACCCGCTGGAGCACGAAAGACCTCGTTGGCAAGGTGCTCAAAAAACAAGGCGACGATCACGCCGATCAGTGGGAGGTTATTGAGTTTCCGGCAATCATGCCCGAGTCAGACACTCCGTTGTGGCCTGAATTTTGGAAGAAGGAGGAATTGCTGTCCGTCAAGGCATCATTGCCGATTAGCAAATGGAATAGCCAGTGGATGCAAAATCCCACCGCCGAAGCCGGTTCTATCGTCAAGCGTGAGTGGTGGCGCAAGTGGGAGCCAGACTGGGTGCCTGCCTACAACTATGTTATTCAGTCGTATGACACCGCTTTTAGTAAAAAAGAAACCGCCGACTATTCTGCAATCACCACGTGGGCCATTTTTCAGTCTCCCGACGAAGACATCGAGGCAATCATTCTGCTCGACGCAAAGCGCGTGCGGATGGACTTTCCAGAGCTAAAACGGCTGGCTTACGAGGAATACAAATATTGGGAGCCGGATTGCATACTGATCGAGGCAAAAGCCAGCGGTACGCCGTTGACGCAGGAGCTGCGGCGCATGGGCATCCCCGTGACGAGCTATACTCCGTCGAGGGGGCAGGATAAGATCGCAAGAATGAATTCTGTCGCGCCAATTTTTGAATCAGGCATGGTATGGGCACCCGACGAAACATTTGCAGAAGAGGTCATTGAGGAGATGGCAAGTTTCCCATTTGGTGACAATGATGACTTTTGCGACAGCTCCACCATGGCTTTAATGCGGTTTCGACAAGGCGGTTTTTTGAATTTGCAGGATGACTACCCCGAAGAGGTAGAGCTGCTGCGACCAAATAGGCAGGTGTACTACTGATGGCTATTGAGAAGGCGGGGCTTGGCACAGAGAATGATCCCGACGTGATGCCGATGGGCAACGCGATGGAAATCGAGCCTGAGATGACGCGCAACGAAGAAATTCGTAACGCTGCACAAATCTTGGTGGCCGAAGAGGGAATCCTGATTGATGACGAAATCGATGCCATTGAAGAAGAGCCGATTGTGGCTGACTTCAACGCCAATCTCGTTGAGATGATTGATGATGACGATCTTTCCAAACTAGCGGACGACGTGTTGTCGTCTATCAAAGCCGACAAAGAAAGCCGCAGCGAATGGGAAAAAACGTATACCGATGGCTTGAAGTACCTCGGCATGAAGTTCGATGATTCTCGCAGCCAACCTTTCGAGGGTTCAACTGGCGTTATTCACCCGATCCTCGCTGAGTCTGTTACGCAGTTTCAGGCGCAAGCATACAAAGAATTATTACCGGCCAAAGGCCCGGTCAAGACTGAAATTGTTGGCGTCCGCACGCCAGAGGTCGAAATGCAGGCGGGTCGCGTTCAGGACTTCATGAACTACTACATCATGAATGTGATGGAGGAGTACGACCCCGAGCTTGACATGCTGCTCTTTTATTTGCCGCTGGCTGGGTCCGCGTTCAAGAAAGTTTACTACGACACAAGCATGAACAAGGCGATGAGCAAATTCATCGAGCCGCAAGACTTGATTGTGCCCTACGAGTCTGCCGACCTGTTCACCGCAGAGCGCGTGACGCATGTTCTAAACATGAGCCGTAACGAAATCAAAAAGCAACAACTCAGCGGTTTTTACGCAGATATTGATCTGAAAGGCGGCTCGGTCAATTTGCAACGTAGCGACATTGAAGAGCAGATTGATGAAATAGAGGGCATGGAGCCTTCTTATCAAGAGGAGCGTGATCGTGTGGTGTTTGAGACCCACACGATCCTCGACATACCCGGATTTGAGGATATTGGTGCGGACGGTGAGCCGACTGGCTTGAAATTGCCTTATATCGTGACAATAGACGAGCAAAGCCAAAAAGTGCTGTCGATTAGGCGCAATTATCTTGAGCAAGATCCGCGCAAATCAAAGATCAACTTCTTCGTGCAATACAAGTTCTTGCCCGGACTAGGATTTTACGGGTTAGGTCTGTCGCATATGATTGGCGGCATCTCAAAGTCAGCTACGTCTATCCTACGCCAGCTCATTGATGCTGGTACGTTGGCTAACCTGCCAGCAGGCTTCAAGGCCCGTGGTATGCGTATTCGCGACGAAGACAGCCCACTGCAACCCGGCGAGTTCCGAGACATTGATACGACAGGCGCGTCTCTGCGCGAAAACCTGATTCCGCTGCCGATCAAAGAGCCGAGCAATGTTTTGATGTCGCTGCTTAGCCTGCTCGTTGAGTCTGGCAAGCGGTTTGCCTCGATTGCCGACATGAATGTTGGCGACATGAATCAAGCGATGCCCGTTGGAACCACTGTTGCGTTATTAGAGCGCGGCACCAAGGTCATGAGCGCGATCCATAAGCGCCTGCATTACAGCCAAAAGTTAGAGTTTCAGTTACTGGCAAGGGTGTTTGCTGAATACCTGCCGCCAAGCTATCCGTATGTTTCGCGAAACGGTCCACAAGAAATTATGGGCCAAGATTTCGATGGCCGGGTGGACGTAATACCCGTCTCAGATCCAAACATTTTTAGTCAGTCTCAGCGTATTACGATGGCGCAAGAACTGCTGACGATGGTTCAATCAAATCCTGAAATTCATGGACCGACAGGCACTTACGAAGCGTACAGGCGCATGTATTCTGCGCTAGGCGTTGATGACGTGGACAGCCTCATTCAACCGCCGCCGCCGCCGCCGCAACCAATGCCCATGGAAGCAGGTATTGAGAATAATGCGTTTTTGATGGGGCAACCGGCACAGGCCTTTGAACCTCAGAATCATCAAGCGCACATTGACGCTCATCGGTCTTTGTTTTTGACTGAGGTCGTCAAGCAGAATCCGCAGCTTCAAGGCATGATCATTGGGCACATGATGCAGCATCTACAATTCATGGCGAGCCAGATGGTACAAGATCAGATACCGCCTGAACTCAATCAACAGATGCAGGAAATGCAGGCGGCGTCACAATCAGGGCAAATACCGCCGGATCAGCTTCAACAAATGCAAGGACAGATTCAAATGCAAATGGAGCAAGTTTCGGCTCCCGTGCTCGCGCAGCTTACGCAAGAGCTGCTTGAGTCAATTGGTCAGGGCGATGAAACCGATCCTTTGGTGCAGATTCGCCAGCAAGAGCTTGAGCTACGTGAAAAGGCCATCGATGTTGAGAACGATCAATTTGAGGCAAAGCAACAGCAGCGTGTTCAAGAAAAGTTGCTTGAAAACGAAATTGCCAAGCAACGTCTTTCCGTGCAAAAAGACGTGGCCGATGACAAGCTGGACGTTGCGATACGTCGGCTTGAGCAACAGGCAGATTTGAAAATGCTAGATATGCAAAATAGAGGAGGTCGTTGATGGCCGCAAAGTACACAGCGTCAAGTTCAACGGCGCGGGAACAAATTGCTGAACTTAAAAAGCAAAAAAGGCTTGTTCGAGATATCGAGGCAAAAATAGCTGCCCAAGCCGAAGAGGATGCGGCGAAGAAAAAAACGCTGAGCGATCATCGTATTGCAACGAAACTGGCGTTGATTGCTGGCGCCGAGCCTCCACCGCCTCTCGCGCCTGTTGAGGCACCGAAACCGGAGCCTGAGCCTGTTGTTGTGGCGGAGCCAAAAACCGCACCGAAGGCGAAGGCCAAAAGGAAGATCTTGAAAAAATCACCGAAACGTAAGAGGGACAGCTAATGAAAGACATGAGCAAAGTTGAGAAGGTTGAGACGCCGGTAAAAAAAATCAAAACCACTCCGACAGCTCCCGCTGCCGTGCGCCGCACGATGGGTGGCAAATATCGGACCATCAAGGCTCGCGGATTTGGCGCGGCCACTCGCGGATATGATTTTCATGAGCGCGACTAATGGACGATATTGATCTTGGCTCACGCCTCAAGCGCATGTTAGAAGAGCGGCGCGAGCTGATCAGCGAGGTGCTCATGGACGGCATGCTCAAAGATATGGATCACTACAAAAGTTTGCAGGGAGAGCTAACTATTATAAACTTAGTGGAAGACACAATTCGTGATTTTTATAAGGAAATCTAAGTTTGAATACGCCAACGACTGAGGCGGCTTATGTGCCGCCCGATGAGGTTGTTCTCGATCCCACCCTGCTTGATAAATCCGCACTTGAGAGGATGCCAGACCCTAGTGGCTGGCGGATGCTTGTTTTGCCCTACAAAGGCAAAAAGCAATCCGATGGTGGCATTCACCTGCTCAAAGAAACCGTAGACCGAGAAGCGTTGGCGACGGTCGTTGCCTACGTAGTTAAAATGGGGCCGCTATGTTATGGCGATGTCGAAAAATTTGGCGACACTCCTTGGTGTCATGAAAAACAATGGGTGCTTATCGGTCGTTACGCTGGTTCGCGTTTCAAGCTAGAAGATGGCGGCGAAGTACGAATCATCAACGACGATGAAGTTATCGGCACCATCCTTAATCCAGACGACATAGTGAGTTTCACATGATTGAAAATCAGGCAGAGGAACAACAAGAGGCGGTCGAGGATCAGCTCCAAATAGAGGTGACGGAAGACCCTGTTGAACCGCAGGCGCAAGGTCGCGACGACGAGCTTGAGACGTACACCAAGTCAGTTTCGAAGCGGATCAATAAGCTGAACGCCAAGGCCCGAGAGGCGGAGCAACGAGCGCAACAACTCGAACAAATTGCTCTGCAAAAGGACGCCGAGCTTCAGCAGTATCGCCATTACTCTCAGCAGCAATCTAATCAGGTGCTGGCAAAAGAAGAGGAGGCGATCACTAGCAAAGAGGCTCAGATCGATGACGTATACCGCAAGGCGGTGGAGTCTGGCGATGCTGATTTGATCACCAAAGCGTCAAAGCTCCAAAACGACATTGCCATCCAGAAAGAAAAATTGAAAGTTGCTAAGGCTAGGCAACAGGTTGCCACGCCTGAGCAGGAATACGTTTCGCAAGGCAACGAGCAGGCGGTTTATCAACAACCGGAACAGCCTGTTCAACAGCAAGAAATCCAGCCGACCGAGGATGCACTAGAGTGGCATGAGCGAAATCCTTGGTACGCCAACAAAGACGACGAGGAGGACATGAAGGCAACGCAGTACGCCTACTATGTTCACTACAACCTCGCGAATGAAGGCTACGACGTTGGCTCCGACGAATACTACGAAGAATTGGACAGCCGTGTCGGTACGGTTTATCCTCACACAAGATCCTCAGAAACCGAGGGTTCGACCGTTTCAAGTGAATCGCGACCCGCTGTGCAAAGAGTTGCTTCAGCCCCACAATCGGGCCGGTCAAAAACACAAGGCAAAAAGAATGGCGTGAGTTTTTCTAAGTCAGAACTAGAGCGTCTCAAAGGCTTGAAGCCGCATAATATGTCTGAGGAGGCATGGTTGCAGCGAGTAGCCAAAGAGAAGCAGAAAATTGCAGCAAGAGAGGCAAGCTAAAATGGCAGAAGCAAAAGCAAACGCACGTTCATCCCGTGATTCGCAGTCACACGATAATAAGACTCGCAGGAAGCCATGGCGTCCTGTCAGGTCACTGGAGACTCCTCCCCCACCCGAGGGTTACACCTATCGGTGGATTAGGGAGTCGATGTTGGGTCAAGAAGATCGCGCCAACGTATCAAGACGTTTGCGTGAAGGTTGGGAACTCGTAAGAGGGACTGAGCTGCCGCCAGAGTGGCGATCTTTACCGACAATGGACAGTGGGCGACACGAAGGCGTGGTGTACAACGAAGGGTTGCTACTTGCAAAGATCCCTAACGAGACGGTAGAGGAGCGGCGTGAATATTACGCTGGCAAATCTCAAGAAGCCACAGACGCCTTGGACAACACGATGTTCAACGAAACCCGTGGCGACAGCCGTTACGTCAAATACGATCCGCAGCGAGACAGCAACGTAACTTTTGGTCGTAGATAGAGGTTTAACAAATGGCGAACAAAGACGCTGCATTTGGCATGAAGCCCGTCCGTATGATTGGCGGGGCACCCTATTCCGGCGGAACTTCGCGATATCGTATTGCTGCGAACTATGGAACATCCATATTTCAGGGCGACATGGTAGCGCAAGTCACCGGAGGAACGGTGGAGGTTCACGCTGACGGGGGCACAGTGCCCGTAGTCGGTGTTTTCAACGGGTGTCAATATACTGACCCCACTTCAGGCGAGCAGGTATTTCAAAACTACTACCCTGCTTCAACAAACGCCTCAGACATCATTGCGTTCATCATCGATGATCCGAATGTTGTGTATGAGGTTCAAGCTGATGACACGTTCCCGGTTGCCGATCTGTTTGGCAATTTTGACATCGTGTATACCAGCAGTGGCAGCACGTTAACCGGCATTTCTGGTGCCGAGCTTGACGTGACCACGGGAGCGACGAATACGACTCTCCCCATTAAGGCGATTGACATCTCGCAAGACCCGAACAACGACGACGTTGCCTCGGCAAACACGAACGTGCTGGTGGTCATTCAAAACTCAATCTTCGGCGTCAAAGGCGCCGGCTTAGCGTAAGGAGTTTAATCAATGGCTATTTCAAGAGCACAGCTCGCAAAAGAGCTAGAGCCGGGTCTGAACTCGCTATTCGGCATGAGTTACGACTCATATGACCGCGAGTATGAAGAAATCTTCGCTGTCGAAGACTCTCAAAGAGCCTTCGAAGAAGAGGTTCTCATCACCGGATTTGGTGGTGCGCCTACGAAGACGGAAGGTCAAGGTGTTGCGTTTGACAATGCGAGTGAATCATTCACTGCTCGTTACACTCACGACACTGTGGCGTTAGCGTTCGCGCTGACCGATGAGGCAGTAGAGGACAACCTCTACGACTCACTGGGCAAGCGATATGTGAAGGCTTTGGCCCGATCCATGGCGAACACCAAAGAAGTGAAAGGTGCAGACGTGTTGAACAATGCGTTCTCATCCAGCTTCACTGGTGGCGATGGCGTATCGTTGATCAACACGGCTCACCCGCTGGCGGGTGGCGGCACTGCTGCAAACCGTGCGACATCAATGGCTGACCTGAACGAAACCTCGTT